TCATGTTCCCGTCTTTTACAAGAGTATCCCACATGTGAGCTTGCATAATGGCCCGACTAAAATTGACAGCGAAGTCCTGTTCATTAGGAGCCGCTAGATCGGGCGTCAGTGCCACATATGCGTCTTGTTCTTTCGTCATGAATTCTTTTGCTCTTAAGACATTTGCCTTTGCTCCCCGACCTTCGCCAGTAGGATGGAAGTCATCCATCAAATCCCAAGCGATTTCGCATTGGGTTTCTTCCCCACCCGGTTGACATTGAGGCGATCTATGAGCGGCAAGCAAGAGTGGCATTGTTTCATCAAGTGTGATGTGCAAGTCAGTGAATTGTTTGCCGATTCCCTCCCAAGTAATTGTTGGGATCTGTCCTGGGTCGCGGCCCAACTTCTTCCTGAAACGCTCTCCAACTGCCGCCAAGGGGGCAGCTAGTGCCTTCTCTCCTGCCGTTTGCAGCTTAGATGGCCTGTGCCCGAATGTGGCTGATGGACCCCAATATTGACTGGTGTTGGCAACAAAGTCTCGATCTCCCACTCCCGACTTCACCGGTTTTGGTCGCATCGTTCCCATACTTTTACCTGGAGCCGCTTCGTGTAGTTCCAACCATTCTCTAAATAGTAACATGCTATCTCCCATCCTATTTATCGTCGCCGGGCACTTTTATCCTAACAATTGGCATTTACTAATCTATATATCGTATCATGAAAAAAGATCCAAAGCACAAGGATGAACTAGTTAAATCCGAGGAAAATCTTCCAACAATTGCCCCTGGTGGCTCTCTTGATCTGATTAGCGATGAGGATCTTCTGGGCATGTATGATGAGATCATGTCCAATTTGCGTGAAGACCGTGAACAAACATCAGATCTGTTGGACGAATTCGCTGAAATGGTTATCAATGGAGGGGATGCTTCAAATGCCAGCAAGGAAGCCCTGGTGAATTTGGTACGACACAAGTTAGATACAGCCGACAAAATGACCAAAATTGCTGAACTTAAAACACGCATCAAGCTGAAGCAGCCCTATGGTGAGTCAAAAGCTTATTTGAACAAAGGGCAGAATACGGGCGGTGGCGGCTCAAATACAATCAACATTTACGATCAGGGAGGCCTTAACAAGAGATCTCTACTAGATACTATTGAAAAAGCCCAAAAGAAGGGAGGAAAATGAAACAATACAACTTAGACGATTGGCTCGTTGAACAAGACATCCCCATGGCTGGTGGGCAACCCGATCCTTTTGGAATGACTCCTCAAAGTGACCCTTATGGTGCCGGGGCCATGCCGCCAGATCCGAGTATTGCCAATCCGGCTCAGGGAATGCCTCCCGAACAAATGGGACAACCAGAACAACCCCCCGAAGACATTAGCCAAGATCCGCAAGCTCCCGATATGCCCGAAGAAGAGGAAGCTGAAGATGATTTTGAAGTCTGGAAGAAAAGCTACTTCAAACTTTCAATCAAGGGCGACGTTCAAGAAATGAAAGAGTCTTTGGCCCCTTGGTACGAAAAGGAGGAGCTTGATTCTTATCAAAGAAAGTTCGTGGACGACAACTGGGACATTCTTTTGATAAGAGAGAATAACACCCTCGTTGACAAAGCCTCCAAAGAAATTCGCAAGGCAATCAAAGAACAATTGGATCGAAACAATCCAGCCACAACCGTAGCCGATCACATGTTCCGCGTCATGGAGTCTGAGCCTACGCTGAACAACAAGTTCATCCAAATGTCTGGCTATGCCTGGAAGGGTGAACTGCACCGTAAATTCGTTGCATCGTTGTTAGGGGCCGTACAAGTGAGTAGTAGTCCCAACCAAGAAAATATCATCTTCAATGAAGAAGAATACTCGATCATGATGCCAACTAGGATGAATGCCGATTGGGGCAACATGATTTTGGGCACTTGGAGTCTAAGAGAAGATGATCCTGAACGATACCTGTCTGAGCCAGAGCAAAAACGGTTGCAGGAAGGAAGTCCTGAGGAAAGGGAAGTTCTTAGAAGACGACTAGTTGTGGAATCCATCGCTAAACAATTTGACACCAAGGCCTTCATCGTTCATGTGGTGGGCGATGACGGAACAATTTATCTGTTGGGCTGGGATCTTTCGAACTGTCTCAGAGCAGCCTACACCGAAGGCAAGTTGGTGGTGCGAACACGCAAGTCAGACAATTCGGAAGCAATGATCGATGATGATGGAAACATCATCCCAATGATCGACCTGAACATTTACTTCGCGAAAGAAACAGGTGAACAGGATGAAGAGGGTTTTCCGCAAATAGATGAGATTGAATTCATGCAACGACGTGACGGCAGTCTGTTTTTAACTGCGGGCGTTCAGACCATTAGAGATGCATCCAATGCCATGCAAGGAATGAGACTTCAAGAAATTCCTTATCAAGGCAACCCGAACGACCTACAAGTTCTCAGGCGATGCATTTATTCAGCACACGACCTAATAATGAGAACGTGTTAAGGAGATAGATGAGTACCTTTCGTGAATTTGTAGACAAGAAGGCCCGAAAAGCCAAAAAGCAACTGGGTATCGTCGAGAAGGTCCTGTCAGATAAAGGGGTCAGAGTCAAAAACTTCTTAGATCAGGATGATCCCTACATTTATGCCGTAGATCCCTCAGGAAGATTGCCCTTCGAAGGAGTGCGAATCTACAAGATTGGTGATGACATAGCATATCGTGTTCAAAAGGAGGAGAAGACACACCCATACGGCAAAGCATACCTTTTGGATATCGAAGGAATGTTTGATGATTTGATTTCCGATAACATTTCGGAAGAGAAAGCAGGAAAGACTATTATTAAAGCCATCAATAGCGAAGTGCGAAATTTCTTCATCAAAAGTGCCGAAGCAGAAAGAGAAGTGAGAGCCGCAGAACTGGATCGCCAAACCGATCCAATGGGAAGCACCCAGATGCGTAGTACGACTGGTACTGATTATGCCAACACAGTGCAGAACAATACAAGATCGTATTCTCCCACCTGATTTTTGAGGATTCGGGCATAAATAATTCAAATGTCCCTTCCTTGTCTTCACTTGAATTATGGCGATTCCAAACATAGACCCTAGACTTAGTCGGCTCATGATTGGCAATCGCGCAGAAAATCCCGATCCAGGATGGATTTCCCGAGGAGACTTAGTTTCTTTTGCATATAGTTTTTGGAAAAACGACCCCCGGCCTCTTGTAATAGTGACAGACTCACTAATGGATATGCCGACAGGAGACAGAATTAGAGGAGTGAATATTAACTACCTAACTTTCCCAGAAATCAAGTTCTTGCTGCAATACTGCAACAATGCGGGTTTCGTCTACCAATCATTTATGAACAACAAAAGAATCACTGATTCTTTCAGGACTTACCTGTCGGGCGGGATCAAGATGATTAGAAAGTTAGACTGTCAATTCATAGCTAAAGTAATGAGCATAATAAGTCCCACATTTGATCCGGCAGAAGTGGAAGCTATTAGGCAAGCAATCCACGAACAAGTCGCACAACAGGTGAATCCACCAACACCAACACCTGGAGAGGTAATGCCGCCACCAGGACCCGCACCAGGACCGCCAGGACCAGGGCCCGCACCAGGAGGTGAAGTCTAATGGCTGACACCATGCATGAAGTAACAGACAGTCTTGGCAACATAGGAAAGACTCTAGAGAATTCTTACGACGCTCTTAGAGAGCTTCTTATGTGTCAGTGCGGAAAAGCAACTAAGGTGGGAGAGAAAGAAACTCCTCCCGAAGAAAAGAGAAGAGGGCTGCTTGAAGAAATTCGAGACATCATGAAAGAGATACGGGATGACTTCCAAGACGAAATGGATAATTCCGAACGCTACGCTAAAAAAGTCGTCAAGTCCATTCAGAAAGAAGCCAAAGAAACCAGACGCGGAGCCAAGCGGGGCAGAGAGTCTAAGGACTTCAAAGATTTCACAAACGCTTTAGCGGGAATAGAAGATGCCAGCAGCAACATTCAGGATGCTGCTAATGATATGCTCAAAAGCGTTGCCGGTCTTAAGACTATGGGGGCCGGTCGTGGCGGTGGTGGTGCTGGTGGCGGCGGTGGCGGTGGCGGTGGCGGCGGTGGCCGTCAAGGAGGGGCTGATGGACGCGAATATGCCAAGAGGTTTACTTCTGAGTTAGCCAGAGAAAGCAAAAGAGCGACAGCCGTTATCTTCCACGACATAAGCAAAGCTGTCCTTGGTGGCATGGACCCTGTACACATGCTGTTCCAAGGAATCTACAAGGACGTAACCGAATTTCGTGGTGACATGCGAGAAATAGCCCACGAAACAAAAGGAATCACAAAAGATATGCGGGGCATGCAGAAGGCATTTGCAGAAACAGGAGCCGCTGTAGCCCAGACCGGATTTGAACTAGGAACATTCCAAAAACAGTGGATACGAAACCTCCGAAGAGGCGTTAACACCCAAAAGGAAGGCCTGGAAGTTAGCAAGACCGGATTGAATTTGGCAACAATGATTGGCAGTGAAGCCCACTCCACAGCGGACCTACTCTACGAATGGAACATGCAGTTGGGCTTCAGTGGCAATGAATTGGCACAAGTCAACAGAAGTGTTCGAGAAGTGGCCAAGTGGACCGGAGTCACAGGAGACAATCTCCTTAAGGCTGTCCAAAGCTCCCAAAGATTCTTAACAAACATGCGTAATGCGGGCACCTTAACCGCAGGGGCAGCCAAACAGATTACGCTGATGGTTGCGGAGTCTCAAAAGCTTGGCATTGCCGATCAGATGGAAAGGGTCTTAGAAGCAGCCAGCAGTAGCACCAAGCTATTCTATGATGCCAGTGCCGAAACACAACGATTGTTGTTTGCGGCTGCCGGTAGTGTCGGCAAGATGTACGACCTTACGAAGGGTACGCTTTTGCAAACGCGAGGTGGGAAGGCGGCATTTGCCACAGGCTTGGAGAACATCATGATGTCCTTCGGTGCAACCTTCGATGATCTGGCCACGATGTCGGAAGACGAATTGATGCGTATCAACATGGCCATGAAGAATGCCTATGGAATCGAATCAGCAGAACTAGAACGACTATACGATTCCATAAAGAAGGGTTCTATGAGCCTTGGTGACCAAATAGCCGAACTAGAAGAAGAAATGAAAAACACAAACCTGACGACAGAGGAGCAACTGGATCTTCAAAAGAAGATGCAAGACACACTCATGTCTACCGGTTTTGAATTCATGACTATGTTCGACAAACAGGCCTTGAAAAGCGGTGCCTCTATGGAACAGGTTGCGGAAAACGTAGTCTCCAAATTGAAGCCAGATCAATGGGAAGATTTGTCTGCGTTTGGCAAAGAGTTGGGAATGACGCTTGATCGAAACTCATCGGCTATGGATGTTTATCATGCTTCCGCTCTGGGTGCAGCCAAAAAACTCCAAGAAGCAGGAGGCAAAGACTTCACTGCTGACATAAAAAAGGCTTTAGCTATTGGCGACATGAAGGGCATGAGAGAAATTCTCACCGAGATGAACGCGGAACAACAAAAAATAGCTGTTGACGAAAAGAAGGCTGTTGATCCTATCTCCGATATGGCCCAAACCGTAAATGAAATTAACGAAACATTGCGACACATGTCTAGAGGAGTCCTGGGCGGGATTATAGACATGCTGGGTCACTTTGGATTGATTATCGGCATTTTAACCGGACTAGCTGCTTCTATTGTTTCAATCACGGGCGGCGGGCTTGGCGGCGGTATTGCGGGCAGTCTCATTGGTGGTCTTCTGAAAAGAGGGGGAGGAGCAGCGGCAGGAGGAGGAGCAGCAGCACAAGGAGGAGCGATGGCAGCCGGTTTGATGGATAAATCTGGCAAGGTTCTTCCTGTAATTCCTCCAATGGACCCTGCTGGTGCGGCTGCGGGAGCAGGAGGAAAGGCCGCTGGTAAGGCTGGCAAGGGACTTAAAATGCCCAAGATGCCTTCCATGAAAGGCTTGGCTTCACAGGGTAAAGAGCTACTCAAGTGGTCTGCTCAAATGGCCGTCTTTATTTTGGGAGTGGTTGCTATTGCTTCCGTGTTGTTATGGGCTGCCGGTAAAATCACCGGCTTTCTTGGGCTAACGCCCAAGAAAGCCTTTGAGATAGGGCTTACAGTGGCAACGATACTTGGTGCAGTTGGCACCATCGGTGCGATGGCCTATGGTGCAGCCAGGGGGCTTCAATTCTTAGGAACACTACAATCACTTGTTGACGACGTATGGAAAGGAGCGGGTGTATTTGCTGCGATGGCGATTCCGCTTGGCTTGCTTTCGATTGCAATCATGGGCTTAGGCTGGGTAATCACTAGATTCGTAAAGCCCGAAGATGTAGCCAAGATAGTGGGTGGAGTTACAGCAATGTTTGCCGGTGTTGCGGCAATATCTCTTGCAATTTTAGCTAGTGCTGCTGGGCTAACTGTACTGGGAGCGTTAGTGACTGGTCCTCAGGGAGGAGCAATCATTGGTTATTTCTATGCAGGAGCAATTGCGTTTGGGCTTCTGGCTCCCGCAATGATGCTTATGGCATTGGCTCTATTGGGTTTGAGTTGGGCCGTCAGTAAGATTGCCGATCCGAAATGGGCAATGGATGTAGCGATGAGGATTGCAAAGCTGTTTACTGCTGTAGGAATCATTGCTGCTGTAGTTTTAGCGAGTGCTGCGGTTCTAACGGCACTGGGATCTTTGATTTGGTATGCCCCGATGTTGGCTGGATTCATGATGTTAGGAGCCATAACACTAGGAATCCTTATCCCACCCATGGTCGCTTTAGCTCAGGGGGTCGTTAGTTTGTCAGCGGCTATTTTAGCATTTGGAATTGATCCTTCTGCTGCGGCTAATACAGCAATGAGTGTTGCGAAACTATTGGGTGCTGCCGCATTGATCGCGGCGGCTGTTGTGTTGGGTGCTGCTTCATTGACTGCTTTAGCAGCGATGGCTTGGTATGCTCCGATCTTGCTGCCCATGATGATAACAGGGGCTTTTGTTTTGGGTCTGTTAATTCCCGGCATGATTGCTTTGGCCACTGTAATTGTCAAGTTGGCTCAAGCCAGCATGGGATTTGATGCCGAGGAGGCCGCAGCAATAGCCAAGGATGTCTCTAGTCTATTGTGGTCAGCAGGAAAGATCGCTGCGGCGGTCGTAGCTGGTGCGGCTGCATTGGCTGCTTTAGGAGCTATGGCTTGGTATGCTCCGATATTGGCTATAGGCATGATTCTTGGTGCTGCTGTCTTGAGTGGATTAACCATAGGACTTATGGCTCTGGGAACGGAGATAATTAACATAGCCTCCATAGTGTCTACGGTTGTTCCCGAAGAAGAAGAAATGCAGGAAATAACGAAGAAGTTAGCTGCATTAGGAGAAATTACAAAGCTGTTGGCCGATACAGTAGAAATCATGGTTAAACAGATTTTGCCAATTACAAACCCAGGTTGGTTTAGCGAATCTCCAGCCGAAAAACTCAAGAAAGCGATGCCTGAATTTAAAGCACTCTTCATAGACATGGGGGAATTTCTTCTCTACGGCATCATCAATCCAGTTGATACTTATTTCCCCGACGAAGAAACGCTTAAGATCGTAGTACCCAAAATCCGAGGCATGGCCCAAATCATTGAAGCTTTAGCTCCGATCCTGGAATTCTTTGACAAGGTAGTAACAGATTGGACGGACAGAAGCATATGGAGTGGGCATTCAAAAGCCAGCGATTTGATGGAACAAGCAATGCCCGAGTTCCGCAAGTTATTCACCAAAATGAGCGAATTCCTTCTCTACGGTATTATCAATCCAGTTGATACTTACTTCCCTGACGAACAAACGATAGAGGCAGTTGTTCCTAAGGTAGAAGGCATGGCTAGAATTTTACAGTCGCTTATGCCAATCATGCAGTTTGTGGAAGAAGTTGTTGGCAAATTCGGAAAGGACGTACAGTGGTTTGGTGATGGAACACTTGCAGAAGAATTGGCGGGCAAACTTCCTATATTCAAAGCATTCTTCTCGGCCATTGCGGAATTCCTTCTCTATGGCATTGTGAATCCGGTTGACACTTACTTCCCCGACGAAGCCACAGCAGAAGATGTAGGCAACAGAATTTCTCGAATGGCCAGCACGATGGAAAGAACAGCTTCGTTCTTGACCACTTTGCAAGGAACAATGGAAAAGTTTACTGAAGAGAGCTTTTTCGGGGGATCTCCAATTCAAACTCTGTACAAACAAACAGCTAAATTTGCCACGTTCTTTGAAGCAATTGCCTGGGCCATAAGGAAGGGCATCATCGAACCAATTAACGATTACTTCCCAGACATTTCTGAATTAGAAGATGCCATAACCAAAATGGATATGCTGTCGGCTGCCGTTAGCAGAGGGATAGATCTAGAGGTGCTGAAAAAGCATATGGAGCAGGAATCTAAAGACGCAACCAAGAAGATGGGAAAAGATCCAAGGGCCCCGCTTAAAAAGGTGTCCAAGGCTTGGGTTGGTGATCTTAGTGCCACATATGCTGCACACGGTAAAGAATTGGCAGAAGGACGACAAGTCAAACAAGCAGAGAACAAGGTCACAGCATCAAAACGAAAAACCTCAACGGTACAAAGGAAGATGCTCCGTGATTTGTACGATGAAGGGCTCACGGACTTCAGCGACGATATGGCCAAGAGAGCCAGCCGAAGTCAAAGGGAGGTTTCCTTTAACATGCGTGGTTTAGGAGGGGGTATATTTGGGAACATGTTCCCCAGAGTACCAGGAATGGGAGCAGGATTGTCCAATCTATCTTTGCCTTTTATGGGTGGAATGGGGGGCTTGCCTGGAATGGGGATGGGAATGGGAACGGGAGCAGCACTTGTTGCTGGAGGAAAGGGACTTGCGGCTGGCGGCGTGGGTGGTGCGATAAAAGGCGGAGGTCAAGGTGCTGGGGGAGCGGGAGTGCTTGTAGACGAAGAACGTGTGCGGATGACTTTCGATCCTGAAACCGGTGAAATAACCGAGCAAAAATACACGTTGCCGGTCGGTGCAGATCCCGCGACCTATGCATCAAAAGTAAATATGGAAGCCGCAATGAACCAAGCTCTCAAACCGGCATCGGCAGATGAGAGAGCCAGACTTGAAGCCCTTCATGCCGAGAAAACCAGAAGAGCTATTGCAACAGGACAGGCTTTTACAGGAAGAGCAACCCCACCGGTTTCACAACAAACAGAGCAATGGACGCCGCTTGCGGCAAGTCTACCTCCCGAATTCTTGGCTAAAGAACGAGAAGTAGAGGCACAATTCTTAGCGGCTCAAAAAGCCTACATGGCCAGCATGACAGAACACAGAATGGCCATGGACGAAGGGACAACAATACAAAAATCCTTAAATGAAGAAACCAAAAAGGGAAAATCGGTTGGCTCAGAATTAACGGCCATTCGCAAAAAGGTTCTGGAGAAGGTAAAGAGGGGCGAGATTACTAGGGAGGAAGCACTAAATGAGATGGAGGCTCTACAGAGAGCCCATGTCAAACGTCGTGGTGGACTCCGTGCCCGAGGAATGGCCAAAGGCGGTCAGTTCGTAACGAACGGTCCAGAACTCTTATATGTTGGAGAACAAGGACCCGAACACGTTCAAATTACGCCAGGCGGTGCGGGGGTGCAACCAGTACAACCTACACAACGGCATGATGTGGAAAGCACGATGATGAGAGAACGTGCAACCACCAGCAACACAGCAACTTCTCTTCGGACTGACGAATTGTCCAGTATCGACGCTGCCAGTCAAGATCAAGTCAACAAATTGACTGAGATAGAAGAGGGAATCCAAGAACTAGTTGCCCTGATGAAACCCAACAACGTAGTGGGAGCGGGCGAGGCACCTAGACCGAGTACGGCCTTGGATACACTTCCCGTTCAATCTCCTCAATATGGAGTGTGGAAATATGGTAAGCCAGGAGGCGGACCTAGCAGAAACGTTGTAAACGACGGAATGTAACAAGGAGCAAAATGCCAAAAGCAACATTGCCGGGAGGCCCATTAGTTGAAATCGCCAACGCTCAAGGAAAACCTGATTGTTGGTTGCAAATACCTCCCAAGCCCAGGATCTATTTCAAAGTTTTACCGGACATCTCCGACCAAAAAGGAGCCGATTATAGTGATGAATCGGTAATTGGTCGATCTAGTCCGCTGAAAACCTATTCCTCATCTCAAAATAGAGCGATTGGCATGCAAATCCATTTTGTGGTTTCACACCCAGATGATGTCAGCATCAATCTCCAACACCTGAGATGGATAGAAAGTGCAGTTTATCCCAGAACAGGTAGCCTAGCAGGGGCCCCCTTTGTTCCGCCGCCCGTTTGCCAAATCAAATGCGGAACGCTTTTGGCGGATTTTCCTCTGTGTGTTGTTCTTAAAAGTTACTCCGTTAAGTTTCCAACGGAAGTGGCTTGGGATTCCACAACGTTTTGTCCCTTCAAGTTTGATGTTGATACGAATTGGGATGTTGTATACAGAACAAGCCGTTTGCCTGGGCAAGAGAAAATTTTAGGTAGTCCTGGAGGAGCGTAGTGGCCAACAACGTAACCGAAACAAACATTAACTCTGAACTACTTGTTAGTACCGGTAGTCGGTATATAAACAACACCGTGATTTACTACGGTGATGAGAATCGGATGACGTTTTACACCTGGAAACGAGAGGACATCCCCGAGAGTCCAAACGACCAATTTACGGTAATCACGCCGGGAACAGAATATCGACCCGATCTAGTTTCCAGACAAGCTTATGGTACTGTTGATTTTTGGTGGAGAATCATGGTGGCCAACCAAATTTGGGACATTTGGGATTTTAAATCGGGCATTACCCTTCGTTTGCCAGATGCGATATTGTTGTAGGAGATAAAATGTCAGTTAATTGTTTAGTTGGCTGTATTGGGAATGCCATGTGCAAGGGCAGAAAGTTAAATACGCCCCCCGACTACGATGTTTTGGCACCGTGGGTTAGAGCGACATTCTTGGGCGGTCAACCCAAGCCCTTTTTCATTACTGTGGGTAACAAATCGGCCCCTGGCAGGATTCCCTATCCCAACAACATTGTCATTAACAGCTTTGAATACGGACACACGGATGGAATCGAATTGAAATTTGAAATCATAGACGAACAAGGAGGAGCTTTTGGAGATTTCGTTCATAACATGGTTAAGTGTGCTAAAAAAGCGGACGAATTGGTTGTCAAAGTTGCCGTAGAGTGGGGCTGGATAGGACAGAACTGCGATGGGACACACAACGTAGAAAAAACCCGACAACCTGTATATGCAACCCTACAAGATTTGGAAGTGAATTTTACTGAGGGAAAATTCAAATACAACATCACTTGCAAAGATGTTATGAATATGTTGTTTTCCACCAAAGAAGACTGCATTTATGGCGAGGACGGCAAGCCAATGCATCTTAAAGATGCAATTATTGACATTTGCAATCACAAGCCTCGCTTAGAGGTCGAGTTCAGAAAAATGGACGCCAACGGAGAAATCATCCCTGATGGAATAGAGTGGGACCAAGGAGGCAAACGAGGCCCTAAGCAAACTTGGGCGGGAAGCCTACAGGACAGATTAAGCACAATAAGAAGTTGGCTAGATCAACACAGGATGAAGCCACTAGAGGAAAACAGACAAAGTGGAGTTGTGGTTGTCTGGGATTCTGAACATCCCAACAAAATCATTATCCAACAAGAAGTCAAACCAATGAAAGATTGCAAATCGGCTGCCAATATTGGGACTTTTATCGTCAATGGGGGGAAGTGCAGTAATGTTCTTGAGTTCAGTCCCAAAATGAATTATGCGGCTGCTTGGGCTCAATTTGGTACTGGGGGTGCTAGTGGCAGTAGCAATACCGCCCAACAACAAGACGCCGACAATCCCAACGAACAAGACAATACAGAACTGTCGGGTGACGCAGGGAAAATGCCCTTTCAAAAGAAACACAATGCAAAATGCACAAAAGCCGGTGTAAAATCGGAGACTGTGGGGGATGAGAGAAATAGACTCCAATATCCTCCAAAAGACGTAGATAAAAATGTAGGCAAAGCTAATCAAGAACACGCTCGCGCAAATGCCAGATTCGAACAGTTGCATACGATAAGTGCCGAAATGAGAATCGTTGGTGATCCACGGCCAGAAATGGTAGATCCCACCAAAAAAGGCACACTAACATGTTCTATTGTTGTCATAAATCCTTTTCATCTGGTGAAGAGTCCTTTCGCCCAGAACCAGAATGACAACGCATGTGGGGATTGGTTGGCAGAGCCAGGATGCAACCCAGTATTGACCAACAGAGCTTGGAGAATAATGGGGGTCAACCACATCATAAAAGAGGGTTCGTATGTTACAACCGTTAAGCTCTTCCTAGAAGCACCCGGCACCGATATCCCAGATGACCGACCGACATTTGGTGCTGAGGGTGGGGATTTCATTGTTCAGAATTTGTGTTAAGGATTTTAAATGGGAGCCAAATCAAATTTAGACGTGAATGCATCTCTGAGAGATGTAATCGATGACGTTCAAAATAGACTAGCTAGAATCGAGGGGAGATTCTCCGAGTTAGGGTACACCACCAAAACACTTGTTCAATCCGAAATCAAAACCCGATGGAAAGTCCCGGCTCAAGCACTAACACTGTTTGGCATGCACTTGGCTATTTGTGTAGATACTATCGATCCTTGGGGACAGGGCAGAGTGCGTTGGTTTAGCCCTCATTTAATTAGCCCTGATGCTACGGTGCCACAATTGCCATGGGCCACTCCTGTTTCTTCAATGGGGGGCTTTGATGATTGTGGACTACAATGGGTTCCCCCAGCCGGATCTAAATTGTGTCTTATTTTTGAGGGGGGAAATCGCAACAAAGCTTTTTATCTTGGCACCACATGGGATAGAGATACCGGTCCAGCGGGCAATAAGGCATGGGACTTTCCTATGCCTGAATATTCGAAGATCCACGATGGAAAACGTCAAGGCTATGTAAGCGGGGAAAATGATGGATCGCAAAACTTTCCCCCTTGGAACACCACCAACTATAACCACCCCGACATTGATGACATTTCTGAATTCAGGGACGACCCAGACGCTCAGATTAGAATCACATATCCGCATATGTATGGATTCAAATCACCTATGAAGCATTTTCTATTGCTAGACGATGGCAACTACAAATGCAACCATAGGTGGTCTAGAGTCGAAATGCAAACAGGTGCGGGTGGAACTCTACTTTTCAAGGATGACAACCTACATCCATCAGGACAATGGCTCCACCCGCAATGCCAGTGTGGCGGTGGTGATGTTAGTGAGTGTAATGATGCCGATGGCAACCCCACGACAAACGCTTTCTTCCAAAGAGAGCCTACATGTGCTAATCCTTATCACAAACACAGCAGTGAGTGTCGGCCATACCGAGGGGTAGGAACCCCACAGAACAACAAAATCGATTTGCCTCAAAGTGGTTTCCAAATCATTTCTCTCTCGGGGCACACCCTCTATGCCAACGATGAGGTCGAGCAGCCCGTAGACCGACCCGCTACGTGGTACAGACAAAACGACCCCAGTAGTCCAACTGCTGGTCTTTGGGATTTTGAGTTTGGAGAAACCGACAAATGTTTGTGTGAAATGGGCTTGGTTTCAACCACTGGACATAAAATTTGGCTGAATGACGTTGAAATAGATACCAATATCCGATCAGAAGAAAATGGAATCTTTCTGAAAACAGCCACAGGCAATTACATTGCGATGAATGACCACACAACCGCTTGTCAAGAAGGAAGTCAAGATGGGCAAGCGGGTGCGATGCGTGGCATTCATATGGAATCTACTTCTAGGCATACTTTCGACATGGCAGATGTGGACAACCTACAATGCCAAGCCAGAAAAGAAGGCGGCATTCCAGAGAATTCAGCGACAAATGCTTACGTCAAACTAAGGACTGGGTATGGACTTGAACTGATGATGGCCGACTTCAACACTCAGGAAGAAGAATGCCAACGACAATTCATCAGACTATTTTGTCCTCAATACGATGTCTGTTCTGGTCCGCACTTTATTAGAATGCAAGAAGACCCGGCAGGGGGACAAATCCAGGTACGAGCAGGAGGCGATTACTTCCTCTCAACATCGATGGATTACTACGCTGTCATAGGAGCGGACGATGTGTCGGCTCCCACCGGATTCAATGCCCCGATAAATCAAGGGAACATACCCACAGAATGGAGCCAATTTTGTGTTGGTGGCTGCATGGGTCCTAGAAACTGGATCACGGTTGTAAGTCGCAATTCATTCCACGCTTCTTGCTCCGTCTATTTTAACGTCGCGGAGATCCATTTTTTCCTGGCCAAGGAACGTATCTATCTATTAGCTGGGGAAGACGTAAATGACCCTGATGGTGAGGGTTGTGGCCCATCGATGTATCCGGTGTGTGTCCTACAAGGCAACAGAATAGTGGCCAGTACCAGAGTCATGGCTTCTGCCGAACCGGATGCTCATGTTTGTCATATTTTCTATCTAAGACCATTTGCCAGCAGTGCCCCACTACCGGGTTGTACACAATTATAAGGAGTGAAATGGCTACTTTTCAAGGGGCCCCATATCCCATTACAAAACACGCAAGAGGATTTCTACACACCCAAACGGGAGCGGACCTTATTAGATCTGATCTATTGAGCTTGCTACTAACAAATCCAGGTGAAAGGGTGATGCTGCCTGAATTTGGGACACCTTTGATGGAATTAGTCTTCGAACAAAATGATGCGGCGACCGCAGAGTTGGCAAGAGACATGATTGCAACCGCCATCGAAACATGGGAGCCCAGAATTGCGGTTACGGCAATAGAAACGAATGTTGGAGTACAAGATAGTCTCGACCTAACAGACCCCTTAGATGATTTGCCTCACATCCTTTATATCCGCATAGAATTTACGGATTTTGAAGACATTACTCAATTACAGGAACTCAAGTTAGAAGTGCCTCTCGGAGGAGCATAATGCCAGAAAATTGTCCTGCTGACGTACAGCCATTCTCACAATCAGAGATTATTCAGAACCCAAACGTCTTTAATCTCAACTATACAAACCAAGATTTCTGGTCCATGAAAACCAGATTAGTAGAATTTATGCGAGAGCGTTTTGGTGAGAATGGAACTGTCATACCGAACACCTTCAACGATTTGGTCGAAGGATCAATTGCGATCATGCTGACCGAAAACTGGGCCTTTTTGGCAGATACTCTTTCTTTCAAAATGGATCAAATTGTCAATGAGTTGTTCATTGACACAGTCACAGAAATTGACAACGCCTTCAGATTGTCGCGTTTGGTTGGTTTCGAGCCAACGCCGCCAATTGCGGCCCGATCCCTGTGGTCCGCGACCATCTTCAACACCTTTACTACGGATATTGTCATACCCGCCCCGGTAGTTGTAGAAGTTACCGTAGATGAAGGCCCGATTACCATAGAGCTATTTCCCGCCGACCCAAACAACAATCCGATTTTCGAGCAGGACATAATCATCCCTGCTGGAGCCTTGGTAAACCAAGCAATTGTTGGGTTAGAGGGAGAAACGGTTTCGGACATTTTCTCGGGAACAGGGGAGACTTTGCAAACATATCAATTGATTTCTTCTCCCGTTCTCTTCGACTCTATTACGGTGAGTGTAGATGGTGTTGTATGGGAAGAGGTCGATTTCTTTACCGAATCTCAACCCAGAAGAGAATATCGTGTTGAATATGATTCCTCCTACAATGCCTATGTGATGTTCGGAAATAATCGAGCGGGACTCAGCCCTTCACCAGGATCACAGATAGAAATTACATATCGAATCGGGGGTGGAACAAGAGGCAATATTGTAACCGGGTTTGTGACTACGGAGCGACAAGCTTTTGTTCCCGGCTTAGAATTTAGTGTGACGGTCACATTTACGAACTACACTAGAGGCGAATTTGGATACGATGGAGATACGCTAGAGGATATTCGCCGGAAGCTCCCTGAGTGGATTAGCACTCAAAACAGAGCGGTCACTGGGTTGGACTACAAAACAATAGCCGATCAATTTGCGACCCCATATCACGGACAAGTGGGCAAAAGCACTGCGGTGTTGAGACAAAGTGGTTGTGCCGCGAACATCGTTGACATCTACATCCTTGCCAGCGACGAAAGTGGCCTTATGGAGGCCGGTGACGAACTCAAAGCCGATCTTTTGGAAGAACTAGAAACCAAGAAGATGTTGACCGATCATGTTTGTATCAAGGATGGCACCCAAATACTAGTTGACACTTCAATAGAAGCCGTTTTGGATCGATTCAACAGAAAATTCGAACAAGAAATCAGGACTCACATTGAAAGAAGAGTCAGTGCTTTCTTTGATATAAACAACTGGGAGTTTGGGCAGACTTTAGACGCGAAAGATCTGACCAAGGCTTTGGCCGATTTGAAGCAAATCGACTCTTTCGAAATTACTTTCGTTACGAATGACGAAAACAACTCAGGCCAGATCATTACTGCAAACTTCAACGAAATCATTAGACCGGATGATTTGACAATTTCATTCTTATTCACATGACACAAGACACAAAGACAATATACGAGTCTCCCAGAATAACGGATACGATTGAATTCACCATTCTCATCACGGATGCGGATGACTGTCCAATCACTCCCTATAAGATAGATTACGTCAAGATCTATTTCGCGGAGAAGGAATTTGCCAACACCAACTTCTCGGAATACGAAAACGAAATCATTTCGGAAGACTTGCTTCTGGCATACAGGGCGGCAAAACAGGCAGTATGCGATGACCCTACCGAAACGAACATACGGGCACTAGAGAAAATCCAAGAGAGGATTGACGAAACCAAGAAGACCTCCGTTTTTTACTTCAGACAGGCCATCCCTGTCGAGGTCTTCGGATACGATGATCCAACAGGAGGCACAGAATCTTTTCCGGCATGGCTAAATCCCGATAGCGTTCCTCCCGATGAACGGGAGAAAGTCATCCAAGACAACATCCTCATCCCTGATCTTGATGAGAACGGAGATCCCATCCCAGGTCAGTTCAAGCTGTTTTGGGAACCAAAAGGGATGCGAGAAGGCGACTACTTCATCTGTTGGACTTGGACAGCTAATATCGCGGGCGATAAAACCACAGCCCATCAAGCATTCTTCTTGTTTGGGGATACGGCTCTGACAACGAGTCTTCCAACTCAACGTACCGATCCAGAAAAGTACGAAACACTGATGCGGAGATATCTGCCTCAGACCTATGAAACACGGCTGGGTAGCTCGGACCTAAGTCCCGAAGTCATCCATGAACTCAACAACTCGGTCGCCAAGGGATTCACTTGGTTGGAAGACGTGGCCAACCAAATATTCGGGGTCCTGGACGTAAATGCCACACCAGAAACATACCTGACGCCTTTCGCCAATCTCTACAACCTCAAACTCCGGTCTAGTGATCCCACTCTTTGGAGAAGGCAAATAGGGCAAGCTCCAAGCATCTACAAAAAGAAAGGGACCTACGGCGGTCTTAGCGATGCTTTTGGCGTAGCAGGAATGGTCCTGCAATCCTACAAGCAGCTTTGGCAAGTCATTTCCGACTATACATGGCAAGACTATTTTGAAGTCGCGGAAGGACAAACCGAGTTTTCTCTGTGCCAGGACGCCCTGCCCCTTGACCTAGACAACTTCGAACTATATTGGAGAGGTGTCGAAGATGACGACTGGACAGAGCTAACCGCCGACTACATAGACCTTGATGATGTCAACAACTCTTTCACTTGGATTGGCGATCAACTATCAGTAGATCCTATTGTTCTGGAAACCGGAGACACAATTCGCATCATCTACAAGGTTGTTGAGGTCCCAGGTGCTACAGAACAAACCATTGAGGATTATGTTCGTAGTCTTCCTCTAGGCGATCTACGCGATGAAAGAGATCAGTGCTATCCTCCTAAAAACTGGAACGTGCGGGTAATTGAAGAAGATGACCCCATGTTTGATGTTATCATCCAGATCAAACACCCCCTCCACGAACCTCTTGTTTTCGGCCATATTAGAACGGAATTTCCCTATAGTGAAAACGTGTATAACATGGACGAATACAATGGCAGCAAGAGAGAATCAGGTGAGCCCTGTCATATAGATAAGGATTTCGTTGACTGCTGCAAAGATTGTGTGGGTAGTTATTATACAGTTGATATCGAAATAGAACACCTGACAAATGATCGAATTGTAGAAGCACAAAACATCTTAACAGAATATGTTCCATTTCAGGCAATTCTACACTCTATGAACATAAGCGGGGCCATCAACGAATTCGTTCCGCCCCCAAGCGAAGAAATCAACGTGCAAGTTCAAGTGCGGGGCGAAGAAGTGATGCTGGCGGGTGAGGGACAAGTGATTTTCAACCGCGTTGTACCGCCCGAAACAGCCCTGGCCATTCTTAGAAGAACCATGTTGGCCGATATGGAGAATGTAGTTATGTCAAGTACAGGAACAGCCTATAACGACGATGTCGCCATCTTCTCTCCTGGAACCACCTCGGATGATTTGCATGGCAACTTTGTTGACTTCGAAGCCTTGGGGATCAATGATGAAAGCGTATCTGGTAGCCCACTAGATAATTCGAACTGGATGGAGATCCTAAGCCCACACATACTCGCGGGCGACTACTCTCTCAGTGACGCAGTTGGCCATAGTGCTGTTGTGGCTGCTGCCGACCCAGCTTTAACGCAACCCGTAAATGAATCCCAATTCACTTTCCGACTCTCCAACAAAATCATTACTCAAGACCCAGCCAACATCATACAGGCCAACTACTTCACGTTTGATGATGCCGCTGTGGATTTTGCAGAATTAGGGGTCAAGAGCGAATGGGACAAAGAACACACAGAATACACAGGGGACGCCTGGGAGTTATCTATCCCAAGTTTCGGAGGTGGCCCCTACA